CTCTCCCAGCAGAAAAGGGTTCCTCCACTTATGGAAGGTGGAATTTTTCCTTAAAATCTGCATACACCCAGGACATCAAACGTGTAGAAACGTTTGGTAACCCTACTAGTGAACCACAGGACTTCTTAAGAGGTCCTTGGCCACACGTTGTAAGGTCCGCCAGTTCATACTGGCAGCCAAATCGTTTATACAGGTCTGCTGATCATTAGGGTCTGCCACCACATTGATGACACGGCCGTGGTCGCTGTCTGCGAAGACATAGCGACGCACATCCCCATGGTAAATGGACATGTCCATTAACTGGACAGTCTCATGAAACTCATGAGGATCCGTTTCGTCTAGGTGGAGCATTCCCTGGAGCAGCAGTGTTCTGGGGCTCCCATAGAAGTCTAGCCTTAGACTTCCGTCCGTCGAGGTATTCACTGACAACCCTAGGGTTGCGTGGATTGTATGCCCTGGCAAAGAAGTCCAGGAGCCCCTCGACGCCGTCTCGCGGTCTCTTTTGAGAATGGGCTCGTAAAGTCCAAACTCTGACCTCGTTCCGATGTAAGCGAGAATTCCATCTTGAAACAAGATGGCGTTCATCGCCTCCACTGAAAGAGGTGAGACCCGAGAATCCAGCATCACTTCGTCCCACAACCCTAAGGTACTGTCGTACCGAAAGAGGTAACTGGGAGCAGACTGTATCTGATGCATGCCATAATCCTTTATTAAAGAGGTTATTGGTTGTATCTACTACAGCCTGGCAGGATGCCGGACTGTCAGCGGTGAGTGTTCGAGGCTTAACAGGGGTAATGTCATAACCCATGTAAGCATCAGTGCCACAAGACTCCCTAAAGTGTCCGTTAACATAGCTTTTGGCTAGATTAACTTTCAACTGAAGGAGGTCCATGGCCCTCACTAACCGCTCATACCCGTATCGAGGAATGACGATGTCATCCCCGAATACGCGGACTGAGTCACGATACTTCCTTAGAGTTCCCCAGGATATGTTACGTTCAGTGATGGTAGAACCCATCGCTAGACACAACATAACTAAGGACATCATAGGAAATGTCGTTGCAGTACCCTGCGAGGCGAACTTCCGTAGTGACAGGAAGCTCGGGACATCAGAGATGTCATCTCTAATGTACCTCGTACGTGCGGCGTGCAGAGCGCGCAAAAGACTAGGGTTACACCTAGCTATGCGTTCCACGGTCCAACACGTAAGTCGATCACTAGCGTCGGAAAGATCAACCGTAGCTAGTTCTCGATCTAGGGAAGACTTCAGTACCAAGTCACCTGACTTGCTCTGATCCTTAAAATCAATGAAGTGAGAACCGAAGTTCCTACGACACTGATCAAATAAGAATCGCAATAGTAGCTGCTGACACCACTGATGTGATGTCGGCTCTGCTGCTATTAGCCTAGGACCTTTAGCGGTCTTTGGCACAGCAATCAGACGACTCGCCACCTCATGATTGAGAGGGCGTTCCTTCCTACTCCCTGCGGTTGAACCGCAGAGTTCAAAAGGAAAGGTATTCTGAAGTTTTTGCGGCCAGTTTGGGAACTGGGATTTCTCCCAATTCTTAAGCCGTTCCGCAACTGCTCCAGGCCCATGTTTGAAGCCGGTACCTAGACCCATTTCTTCCAAGTTCCCCGATAGGGAGACCGGATCGAATGAGTCAAAGGTCCCGAAAATAAGATCCGCAACTTTTTGGATCTTATTTAAGAGTCTGATATCGTCTAGCCTCTTTTGCCCATCCTCTTCTCTATATCCGTCATGGAATAGATCAGAAGAACAAGCGATAGAAGGATAGAGGTGATCCACAGCTTGCACAAGATGCACACGCATGTGGTCACTATCACGATACCAGTCCTCGCCCTCTGGATCACGATCCTCTACCGGCCGTTCGTCGTCAGACGAAGGACCATGAAAAAGATCATGATCACCGATATAGCCACCGAAAGGACGGCGACCATCGGCAGTACCCCCTCTGCACTCACGTGCATGGGAAGTGCGTCCGGGGTCGAGGTGGAGACAATCGTATTCCCAAGTGAAACTGGGTTTACGGAGTTTCCGTTCGATGTCATGGTACTCACTCACTTTCGCAATTAAGCGATCGCGAGTACAGTCCACCTCCAATCTTTTCCCGATAACTAACAACTGTCGGAGAAAGAAAAGAGCGTTAACATCGACCTCATGCTTCAAACTGGAGTCGTTATCGAACACCCGTAGCCAAAGTCCCGAGAACAATCTCGGCACTTTCACTTTGGAAGACACGACCGTTGTTAACGGTCCTTCCAATGTTAGACGGCCCGACTCAAGAGCACTCAACAAGTGAGCCTCAAGAGCGGGGAGATCGAGCGTGAACAACGCGAGACCTCTTGTTCGACAATAAAGGGCGATCCTCTCGATATCTTTCGAGATTGAACCCTCTAGCTCCGGGTATGATGCAATTACATCTTTACAGATGCCTTGCATGACATGGAGTAGATCATTAACTTGGCTTTTCATCTTAGCTCCTATTAGAGGTTAAGATCCAAGCCGCAGACCGTACTAACGTCGCTTCGAGTTCCTTACGTAGGATAACCTACGACTCGAAGTTCATCAATTTGTCGATGTTCGCACTCGTCATGAGTCCGAATAGTCCCAGCGCCACATTACGCGGATCAGTGAGGGTATCACCCCGCTGATTTTCGATAATGCAGTAAGTCTTCCTTACGGTTGACAAGGTTGCCGGGGCAACAGGGAACACCGTAACGATAAGTTCAGCATTGTGGCGGTCGACGACCACCCCACGCTTCTTATCAGTATACGAACTGTTCCGCAGATTGAGCCGATACTCTTCCGTAGCAGTACGGAGAAGGTATTCCGAGGAATACTTATCCTGATTGATACGAACGAGATTCTTGGCCACCGCATTGATGGTGACGACAGACGGATCTGCAAACATGGTCTACTTCCTTGTTCTTGGTATTTGGCTACCATTGTTGGACAATACTACGTCCTTATGGCTGCCAAAGAGCCAAGAATGCCCATTTGACTTGCCGAAAGGAACGGTAAGTGAGCAGTAGGAAGAACGGACGCGATCTTACGTTGCTTAGTTTCCACATGTACGGAACCCTCAGTCATTAACAACTTTTGACTTGGGATTTCATACTTTGGTATCCGCCACGTAGTTTCGGTATGCCTCATGATCGTAACCGATCTGAGCTGAGCTGGTACAATATTACGTTGAGCGGCTAGATAGTCGCCAACGGAACTGCACCAGTCAATTAGCCACGAAAAGGGAATTCCTTCCCAGGCAGTCTTGGCGTCAAAAGTAAGACCCAAAACAGCCTTTCGCGCTAAAGCATACATCTCGGTATCGACGGCCATGTGGCTAAGGTCCACCGTAGGTTCCCACCTACAGTGAGCTCGCACCACTTGCCTGGTTACTACATCACATGGTACGCGTATTACTTCGTACTGTGTCTGCAAATACGGAGAAACCGTAGCAGAAGTAGTCCAACTGCCGATATCGATAGTCCTTCGAAGCCCCCTAGCACTACGCAGCCTCTGTATTTCCTTCACGCGGTCACCGACCACGCGTTGGTAATCCAGGATTGCTGCGAGATCGCTCACGATTGGCAGAACACCAAAACTCATCGCAAGATGAAAGTGTCCTACCTCTCGAAGTGTTTTAGCGCCTAAGCGCTGCAACAACTGAACGATGTCTGCTAGTTCGATACAATTTACCCCAACGTCCACGTAAGGACGAGAGGGGTTAGTACGCGCAGCGGCTTGCGTCGCTGCAGTTGTATCGGATGCGGCTTCAATAACGTTAAGATGACCAAACGTCGCATTAGCACTGGCCGAAGTCAGTGCGTCAACTACGTAGTTGGTAAACCCTGAACCAAAGTAATTGGTCTGGGGCTTATTGAGTACGCAACCGTCGGACAACCACTTCTGGATAAGAAGTGGATTGTTGTCGCCAGCTCTGTAGTGATCATCGATTTTTCGATACTCACGAACGAAGTTGGCGCCTCCAATAACTTGTCCTGTCTTTATTCCCGTTCCGTTAAGTTCGGTAATAAAGTCTTCACGGTGTCGTGCGGTCATATAACATCTTCCTACACAGAGGTAATGAATCTCCTCGAATATTATTGAGAGAAGATCCATGCGGGGTCCGGAAGGACCC